AGCCGCTGTTCAAGACTACCGAAATAAAAGAATAGGAGAAACGAATGTCACTACTTAAGTTTTCAAAGGCTTATCGCCCATTTTTGTATCCTTGGGCGGTAGATCTTTCTAAGAAGCACGAAGAAATACACTGGGTTGAAGACGAAGCGGAGCTTTCCGAGGACGTCCAAGACTGGAAGACTAAGCTGTCTGATTCCGAGAAAGAGTTTATCACTCATGTACTACGTTTGTTTACTCAGTCGGATGTACAGGTTGGCGAGAACTACCATGAGCTTTTGATTCCTAAGTTCAAGAACAATGAAGTGCGCAATATGCTATCATCATTTGCTGCGCGTGAAGCTGTTCACCAGCGAGCCTATGCGCTTCTGAATGATACGCTTGGTCTACCTGACGAGGACTTCCACAAGTTTCTTGAATACAAAGAAATGGCAGACAAGATTGACTTCATGAAAGAAGGCGATATCAATACACATACGGGTCTTGCTTTAGCGCTGGCTCAGTCTGTATTCAATGAAGGTATGTCTGTGTTTGCTTCGTTTGTGATGCTACTGAACTTTCAACGTTTCGGCAAAATGAAAGGAATGGGTACGATTGTAGAGTGGTCGATTCGCGACGAAACCCTACACGTTCAAGGTAATGCGAAGCTATTCCGAACATTCTGTGAAGAGCATCCTCGTATCGTCAACGATGAACTCAAGTCTAAGATTTACCAGATGGCAAAAAATGCTGTACAACTTGAAGACAAGTTTATTGATCTTGCGTTTAAGGGCAATGACGTACATGGGTTGACAAAACAAGAAGTGCGCGATTACATTCGGCATATTGCTGATCGTCGGCTACTTCAACTTGGAATGAAGGCTAAGTTTAATCAGAAAGACAATCCTCTGCCTTGGTTAGACTGGGTGCTCAACGGTGCTTCTCACGATAACTTTTTTGAGAAACGTGTTACTGAGTACAGCGTGTCCGGTATGGAAGGTGAGTGGGGCTGGGAAGAGGAGACTCAGGCAGCATGACTAAGTGGCAAGAAGCCTACATGGATGTAGTGTTCAGATTTGCTGAACTGTCAACGGCTAGAAAGATGAAGGTTGGTGCGATTGCGGTCAAGGAAGACCGCATCATATCGATAGGCTATAATGGCATGCCGAGCGGATGGACAAATGAGTGTGAAACAGTAAGACCTCCTGCTTGGGCTGGTTTAAACTGGGAACAAAAAATTCATCCAGAAGATGTAATGATCTATTGTGATTTTATTACTAAGCCAGAGGTTATACACGCCGAAGCTAACTGTATCGCTAAGTTAGCCCGATCAAACGAAAGCGGTAACGGAGCAACGATGTATATTACACATGCTCCGTGTTTGGAATGTGCAAAACAGATATATACAGCAGGTATTATTGAGGTCTATTATCGGAATGGATATAGATGCAGTAAAGGCATCGAATTTCTCAATAACTGTCAAATAAAGGTAGAACAAATATGAATAAAGAAGAATTCCTTTGTGTAAATTGTGGTAATGAGACTGTAATAGAAACATTTACGGTAAATGAAGAAATAGAATTTTGCCCTGTATGCGGTGTGTCAAAGTACAATTTTCTTCCTGAAAATCTTGATGAAGTAATGGACTTCGACAATCCAGACGACATTTAAACGCAATATATATCCTTATGAATATAAACTTATTTACTAAGGATGCAAAATGTGGTATTATAATAATGAAGTCTTTACAAGCGAAATGATTGGTGATTATGTTGGGTTTGTTTACTGTATAACTAACAACGTAACAAACAAAAAGTACGTGGGGAAGAAAACGTTCAAGTCGACAAGAACGCTTCCCCCTTTAAAAGGAAAGTCAAGAAAGCGCAAGGTTGTAAAAGAATCTGATTGGATGACTTACTACGGCTCTTCTGAAGAGGTTAAACTCCTCGTTGAAGAGCAAGGACCAGAGACTTTTCATAGAGAGATACTTCATCTATGTAACACTAAAGGTGAGATGGGGTATCTAGAATTAAAAGAACAGATTGAGCGTGAGGTATTGCTTTCGGAAGAATATCACAATGGTATCATTCAAGCCAAAATACATAGGTCTCATGTTCAATCTTTAAAAGAGAAACGGACATGATAATAGATATAAATTTACAAATAGATACTGAAAAGGATGGAGATAATGAACTCGGTGAAATTCTTGTTGGGTTACTTACTTCATTGAAACATAAACTTGACCAAGAGGATGCTAAAGTTGACACTGGAAACCCAAACCCTAATCGAAAACGTAGAACTAATAAAAAAGTGGCACCACGATCGTAATTTGATTGATGGCGCTACTGCGAAAGACCAAGTCTGCAAACTAATACAAGAAGTGGGAGAATTAAGTGATAATGTCTGCAAAGGTCGCGATATTTCTGACGATATCGGTGATTGTATTGTCGTTTTGGTTAACCTTGCCGAAAGAGAAGGATTGAGCTTGACTTCTTGCGTAGAAGTAGCTTATAATGATATCAAGGATCGTAAAGGTCGTATGGTCGACGGCGTATTTGTGAAAGAAACTGACTTGGAGAGTTAATATGAGCTTTAAGAAAAATGATGTGGTTACTGTGATGACAATTACTGGCGAGTATGTCGGTAAATTTGTGAAGCGTGACGAGAATAGCTTAGTGATTGCTGATCCTAAGATGCTAGTCAATAACGAGACTGGTCTTGGGTTTGGTAACGGTATTGCTGTAACGGGTAAAGAAAGCCCCTCTAGCGTAACATTCTTTTCAGGCGGTCTAGTGTTCATTACTGAGGCTAGCGAAAATGTATTGGGCGCATATCATCAAGCGGTAACGGGTATCATTACGGATGAGGCGCAAGCTGATGGCTAACACTTCTTGGCATGGCGGCAAAGGATCTAAACCTCGACCCATTTCTGACCGCCAAAAGTTTGAAGAAAACTGGGAACGCATTTTCAACAAAAACAAAGATGAGTTCTGGTCGCACAAATGTGAACATAACGGACTACTCATGATAGGCAAGAATGAACCATGCTCTTGGTGCGGTATGGAAGAGCATGAGGAGGCATACGCATGTTATCAATCATTGGATCAATAATAGGCTTTGCTGGTTCTGTTGTCCCTGGAGTGCTAGAACACTTCAAGAAAAAGGAAGACAACAAAATTAAGCTAGAAGTGATGAAGATGCAGGCTGATCTAATGCGAGAAAGGGCTGACATCGATCTCATTAAGTTTCATGCCATGGCTGAAGATAATGAGCACCAGCGCCTTATCAATCACGATATCGCTATCGCAAAAGGTCCACTAGCTTGGCTTCGGTCTTCTGTTCGTCCTACTATAACGTATCTTTTCTTTGCTCTGTTCGCTGCCGTAAAGATCGCTGCGTTAGATGAGGCGATGAATCCGCCTAACACAGACAAACCTGTACCATTTGCGCAAGCAATAGATGTGGTATGGGACGAGGAAACGCAAGCCATTTTTGCTGCGATTATCTCATTCTGGTTTGGAAGTCGAGCAATTGAAGTGAGTCGAAAACGAATAGGAGGCTAAGGTGCTAACTATTTACGGTATAACTGGCTGCCACTATTGCGAAAAAGCCAAGAATCTTGCTATAATGTTAGAGTTAGATTACGAATATAAACTTTTAAATACGATTGAGAATAAGAAAGAGTTCTTTAGTAGAGCCACAAATCGTCAAGCTGTACCCCAAGTGTATTGGAATGATGAAATGATCGTCGGCTACAATGATTTTGCCGACAAAGTTAATGAATGGATTGAAAAACACAAGGAGCAACATAATGACTAAAGAGCAATTGATTGAACAGCTAAAGACTTCTGTAGTGAAGATTTCTTTCTTGAAAAAAGACGGTACTGTCCGAGAAATGAATGCTACATTGGATCAACAGATTACTCCCGTTGTCGAGAGTAAAGGCACTAAAAAGAAGAATGATTCAGTTCTTTCTGTGTGGGATGTTGATGTAAGTGGATGGAGATCCTTTCGATGGGATAGCCTTCAAAAAGTCGAAGGGAATCCTTATCAAGGAAATTTGTAATGACTAAAGTTGTAGATTTTAATAAGCGCCTTGAGAAAAAGAAAGAACTCGAAGAGCTTGAAAAAGAGCTTGAAAACGTAGATGACGATACCTATTTTGCGATGACATTCGGCGTAGATGTTGCTCACGACATCATTGAAGTTTTAGCCGAATCTGGCTACGATGTAGGAGAAGATCCTAAAACGATTCTCGATATTCTTATGATCATTGAATCTTGTCATTCTATGGTTATGCGATGCGCTGGTAAAGAGTATACGTTTCAAGAAATACCCGAAAAGCTGTTTCGAGATGAGAATGGTGATCCTCTAAACTACGAAAGACTACTTTCTGAATTTATTGAAGATAAAATACCGGAATCATAAAATGATACTTGTTGATATGAACCAAGTGATGATCTCTAACATGATGGCTCAGTTAGGTAATCACAAAAACGCTGAAGTCGACGAAAATATGGTTCGACATATGGTGCTTAATTCATTACGCGCTAATCGAATGAAGTTTCGTGACGAGTTTGGCGAGCTTGTCATCTGCTGCGACGATAAAAACTATTGGCGTAGGCAACTGTTTCCTTACTACAAAGCCTCTCGGAGAAAAGCAAGAGAAGGCTCAGAGATTGATTGGAATGCTGTGTTTGCAGCGCTGAATAACATTCGAGACGAGTTGAAAGAGTTCTTTCCATATAAAGTTCTTCAGCTGGATTCCTGCGAGGCTGACGACATTATAGGCACTATTGTTCACAAAGAAGGAACGCTTTTGAATACTGGTGAGCCTATTTTGATCTTGTCTGGTGATAAGGACTATATACAACTACACACTTATATGAATGTGAAGCAATATGATCCTACTCGAAAGCGCTGGATAACTCACAATAACCCAGAGCAGTACCTGACTGAGCACGTCCTCAAGGGCGATACGGGAGATGGCGTACCCAATGTACTATCTCCGGATAACTGCCTTGTAGTCGGCGAAAGGCAGCGCCCTATGACTAAGAAAAGGATTGAAGAATTTTCTAACATAAATAATATGAACGACGAGGTTAAGCGCAATTATACGAGGAATCGTATGTTGATTGACTTATCTCAAGTACCAGAAAACGTAAAAGATATGATTTTAGAAGAATACGCAAAGGAGAACACAAAGGACAGAAGCCAGTTGTTTAACTACTTTGTGAATAAAAAATTGAAACACTTAATGGCAGACTTGCAGGAGTTTTAAGATGACAACTTTATCCATGGCAGAAATATTATCAACTGCTTCAAAGTTAAAAACCAAAGAAGAAAAGGTTGATTTTCTGCGTAGGAACAATTCGAAAGAATTGCGAAATATACTTTTGTTGATGTATGATAAGAGTTTAGAGTTAGACTTACCGGAAGTGGCACCGCCTTATACAGAGTCGGTGATAAATGAGTCACACGGGTTACTCTATCGAGAAGCGAGAAAATTGGCGTATTTTGTTAAAGGAAGAAAAGAAGGCGAGAATTTGCCTAGAATACGCAAAGAAACTCTTTTCATTCAAATGTTGGAGGCTGTCGATAAAGACGACGCGAAGTTACTGGTTCGTATGCTCGAAAAGACTCCATATAAAGAACTACCATCAAGTCTATTGGTTGAGGCATTCGGCTTTACGATTGTTGATCCAGTAGACGCTGTAGCAAAAAAGCGCGGTAGACCCAAGAAAGCAACAGAGGATAAAGTTAATTAATCATGGCTAACAGAAAGTTTAGAGAATGGATGGAAGACGAAGACTCTCAATCATTCGTCAAAGAGTACAAAAAAGACGCGAAGCGGTATGATAAAAAGAAGTCCGCTATTCAGAAAGCTAGAAGACAAAAGAATAAACGTCGCGAAACTTATATCTAATTGATATAAGAAAATGCTTTACAAACTAACGAGTATACTTTATACTTTATAAGTTGTTTTGGCTGAGGTGAGGATGAAAAAAGAGAAAGTAATACTTGTTGATTGTGACGGAGTACTCCTAGACTGGGAGTACTCTTTTGACCAATGGATGGCTCGCCATGGATACGCTGTCGTATGTGAAGGCGAGTACAAAATGAACGTGAAGTATGGGATTGAGCGAGCGGAAGCAAAGCGATTAATTCGTATGTTTAACGAGTCCGCTTGGATTCGTAAGCTGCCTCCTCTTCGAGACGCTATTAAATACGTTAAAAAGTTACACGAAGAGCATGGCTATGTGTTCCACGCTATCACCAGCTTAAGTAACGATGAGTATGCTCAACACCTTCGAACCAAGAACTTGTGTGAGCTATTTGGTCCTACTGTCTTTGAAAAGTACGTTTATCTAGACTGCGGTGCTGATAAAGACGAAGCGTTGGCTCCGTACGAAGGCACTGAGTGCTACTGGATAGAAGATAAGATGGAAAACTACAAAGTCGGCGAGGCTTTAGGGCTAAAGTGTCTTTTGATGGCTCACCCTCACAACAAAGGATACGATGGGTATCATCGAATGTCTAACTGGTCATGTATCTACGATACGATTTTAGAACGATAATTATAAATAAAGAGGTGATCAAACGATGCCGACATACACATTCAGAGATAAAACCTCTGGTGAAACTGTAGATTTTACCATGAAAATTTCTGACTACGATCAATTTAAGGAGGACAATCCTAATCTTGAGCGGGTTATCACTGGTGCCCCCTCGCTTGGTGACTCTATGCGACTTGGTGTCAGAAAGACTGACGACAATTTCAACTCATTGCTAAAGCATATCAAGAAAGGTAACTCCAAGGGGTTCACTAAGTCTACAATCAACACCAGATAAACTATAATAACAAAGGGAAAAGAAACTTTATGCCTGAGAAAAGAGATAGGTTAACAAAAAGGCAGAAAAGAGTACTTAGACAACAAGGGGTGTTAGACGAAAATAACAATTTAGGTAAAGGGTTTAAGATCAAAGATATTGATCCCATGACCGATACGCAAGAAGACGCGTTTGATGCTTGGGATGACGGATTTAATCTCATGCTTCACGGAATGGCTGGTACAGGTAAGACATTCCTCGCGCTCTACTTTTCACTTAGCGAAATATTTGAGCAAAATTCCTACTACAACAAGCTGTTCATTATTCGATCAGTTGTACCTTCAAGAGATATGGGCTTCTTACCTGGATCTCAAAAGGAAAAGATGAAGGTTTACGAAGGACCATATTACGATATCTGTAACAAACTGTTTCAGCGAGGAGATGCCTACGAAATTTTGAAGCAGCGTAATCAAGTCGAGTTTATGTCGACTTCATTCCTACGAGGCGAAACGTTCGACGATTGTATTCTTGTCGTTGACGAAGTACAGAATATGAGCGATCAAGAATTACATACCGTAATGACACGGGTTGGCGAAAACTGTCGCATTATCTTTTGTGGCGACGTCAAACAAGACGACTTAACGAGCGAGCGATACAACGAACANTCNGGTTTAGCGAACTTTATGAAAATCATAGATCGGATGAAAGAGTTCAAGTTCGTAGAATTTGAAGCTAATGACATCGTTAGAAGCGCTCTCGTTAAATCTTATATCATTCAGCGAGATAAACTGAATCTATGAGACCAGTTGCAAGAACGGGCGACTCTGTAGTCACTGGGCACTTATGCACTACGGTGACTACAATTGGTCCCGCTATTTCTAGTGTTGTTTCTATAGGTCGCCCCACCTCTGTTGCCGGAACCATGACTGTTGTACATACGATCAAAGTAGGCGATAAGTGTATTCCTCATGCGTTGCCAACAGGCTCAACGGGCACTACAGTATTTGTCTCTGGCAGACCTATCAATAAAGTGGGTGACCCAGCTGACCTCGGAACAATCATTAGCGGAGCGAGCAACGTATTCTCGGTATAAAATATGTTTAATCATGTTGAAATGAAAGAGCCTCTACAAGAACTAGAAGCTAAAACTACAAAGGCGGGTAGAGTATACGAAACTCCAACTGGAAAGAAATACCCGTCTATTACCACAGTATTGAGCTTACTTAGTCGCGATAGCATCATGGCGTGGAGAAAGCGCGTAGGTGAAGAAGAAGCTAATCGCATATCAACACAAGCTGGAACGCGAGGAACTGCTGTTCACAAGCTGGCTGAAGACTATGTGAACAATGACCCCGAGTGGTCAAAAAAAGCCATGCCAGCTAATCTATTTACGTTTAATACGATTAAACCACTTCTAGACAAACATCTAAATAATGTTTGGATACAGGAGGCTCCTCTCTACTCTGATCGATTAGAGATAGCAGGGCGTGTCGACTGTATCGCAGAGTGGGACGGTGAGCTAGCAATCATAGATTATAAAACGTCTCGCAGACCAAAAAAACTAGAAAACATTCAGAACTATCTGATACAAGAATCTGTATATGCTGCGTGTTTTTATGAGCTTACGGGAGTGCCCATTCGCAAAATCGTCACAGTAATTGCCGTAGATGATAGCGAACCGCAGGTATTCGTTGACACTCCTTTTAAGCATTTGCCTAAATTCATGGAAGTTCGTGAACAATTTCGACGAGAGCGCGGTTTTTGACTTTACAATTACGTTTCTGTTTGGTATAATACATAATGATGACTTGAAGGAGATATATCATGCTTAACGCTCAGAAAATGGAGATTGTTTCCATGATTCAAGAACCAGACGATATTTTTGTGGGTCGCGATATTATTCAAGGCACTGATCGTGAAGTTTATGAGGCAGTCAAAGCCTCTGCTTTACAGATTGCTAAAGACCTTGAGCTATTTAATGATGAAAAGGCTACTGTTGAAATGTCTCAAGATGCTCCCTATGCTCAAGTTTGGATGAAAGACCTTATTCTCGCTAAGGTAGAGGCTGTTGTAGCTGAAGCTGCTTAATGGACTTACTATTACTCCTGCTCCTTGCGTACGGCATACCTATATGCTTGCTCGGAGCAGTAGTTTGGTTGTTCTTCAAGTTCTTCAAAGTAATTGCTAAAGCATTTCTTATAGGTCTAGTGACGCTGTTTGTGTTTTCTATATTATTGGTACCACTATGAATATCTTTTACTTACATGAATCGCCTGAAGAATGCGCCAAGCTACATTGCGATAAGCATGTAGTTAAAATGGTCATTGAGTATGCGCAGTTAATGTGTACCGCGCACCGAATGTTAGACGGTGAAGAATACGTTGCCTTAAGTCAGAATGGCAGAAAAGTCAAGCGCTGGCGATTAGCTCAAAATGACGACTTGATTTACAAAGCATGTCATATGAATCACCCTAGTACAGTCTGGACTCGATCAAGTCGCGACAACTATATGTATGTGTACAACCTTTGGTATTATCTCTCTCACGAGTATACCTACAGGTATGGTAAAGTACATATGACGTATCAGAAGCTGTCTGACGTCCTCTCAGCGCCTCCACAGCGCATTCCTAATACTGGCTTTACTCAGCCCCCACCAGCAATGAAACAGTTCTCTCAGTGTATTGTGAAGGGCGACAGCATCGCTTCATATCAGAAGTACTATACTGTAGCCAAGGCTCGATTTGCTCGCTGGACTAAGCGAGAAGTGCCAGATTTCATGATCTCTTCTTATGCTGAAAAGTTCTAAGCATATAACAACACAGTCTAAAAAAATCATTGCAATCTCAGGCTGGTTATCTTATAGTTACTGTGTTGATTGAGAGAGACTAGATTATGAAAGAAGCCCTTGAAGTGTTGAAGAACGAAATGATTAGTGATTATGAGCGATTCCAGAACCGTGGTCGCTCTTGGGAAGAACGTACTGAGATTCAAGCCCGTATGCTTGAAGAATTTATCAATGGCATTGAGTTTGAAAAAGGTCGAAAGTACATTAAAGTGATCGACGGCGCTGGCAATCAGCGTACTGTCTGGGGCTTTATAGTGAACTGCGACAATGATAAGAAGTTCCGTCGTGGTGACATTCTGAAAGCTGCTAGCTGGTCTGCCCCTGCTCGTAATTTTGCCCGTGGTAATGTGCTCGATGGTGATCTTGAGTGTGTTCGCTGGGCTGGTGCTAACTAAGAGGAATATATTATGAATATCGTTATCAATACTCAAATCCGTGAGAACTATGGCGCTCACGCCTGGGACGGGCAGGGCGAGTGCCCTCAGTACTGGAAGTTCAAGGGTGGCAACACCTTCATCGTTCGCGGTGTTACCGTTGAGCAGTGCCAGTCGCAACCCTTCTGGGAGTCTCTTGAGAAGTCCATCGTTTCTTTCAGCGAGAGCTGGGAGGAGTACATTATCTCCACTGACGTGGTTGATGATGTGGACTTTGTGGAGTCTGAGTTCGTTGAGGAGTGGGAATCGCCCATTAACTTAGTGTTTGCCGGAAACCAGTTCTTGGCGACTCGTTACACTAAGTTTGACTGGCTAACTTCAGATGAGTTTGTCGCAAAACTTGAGCAGTGGATTCAAGAAAACGGTAATCGCGAAAACTACGTCTTGATGTTTGAGCGCGAAGATAGCAGTCTGATCACTTACAAAGAGTGGGTCGCAGAGGCTGCGTAACTAAATATTCCATGTCTCGGGAGTCTATCCTGAGCCAGGTCTCTTGGGCGCAAGCGCCCTCTTTTAATTCGGAGGTTGAAGTGAAAGGCAATCGTGTAGCTAAAGTAGCGCATCGCTTCAACAAAGCGGCTGTGCATACTGATCGTAAGAAAGCCTCGAAACGAGGTTACGTTAAACACAAAGGTAAAGATCCGTCTCAAGCTAAGGAGATATAGTATGTGGGTATTAACATATGAAGTAGATGGTGTTATGGGTGACTTTAGCATCACCGTAGAGAGCGCTGGAGCAGCCCTAGCGATGATCGAAGAGCTTGAAGAGAGTTACCCAGGAAGAAAATGGGTAATGTACTCTAAAGAAGAAGAGCCTTCGAATGCTAGTTGAAGTCACTGGACCCAAAGGCGGTCAAGTNGACCCTCACTTAGTNTGGCGCGTCAATCACGCCATNGCATCGTTTGTGAAGACNCTAGGCATTGATCGATTTAAACTGAACATCTTGGTTCGCGTTCACANTAAAGCCATCATTGACGATAGCGTCGAGGGATGGTGCGAGATAATCGACCCACGGACATTTGAGATTGACGTGGCGCTTTATAGTAACTGGATGGGCGTCTTGGCGCACGAGATGGTTCACGTAAAACAATACGTCCGAAAAGAGCTAGACTATAAAATGTGTACATGGAAGTCAAAGCCTATTGACCCAGATGAAATGGATTATTACGATCGCCCGTGGGAAGCTGAAGCGTTTGCGTTACAGGACGTTCTCTTAGCTAAATATGAAGAGCGTAAAGTATAAATACTTTTATTATTCAAGGAGTGTAATATGAAGTCACTTTTAATTAGTGTTGTTGCTGCATCGGCTTTACTCGCATCTGCTCAGGCAAGTGCTTGGGGTGACCGCGAGCAAGGTATACTCATTGGAGTGATTAGCGGATTTGCGCTAAATGAATATCGCAACCAACAACAAAATCAACCCATGACGTATCCAAACAGCGGCGCTAGCGGTCAGTTTCCCGCGTTTCGTTGTCAGGGTAGCGAAGTCGATTGTGCTTATCAGCGAGGTGTCTGGGAGCGCAAGCGAGAAGAGTGGGAACAAATGAAGTCTGACGCATATCAATGCGGTCGATACGGGAGAAATTGTAATCGATGAAATCATTTAGCCAATACATCGCCGAGGCACAAGTCAATGAAGCTGTTGTCCCTAGTCGCCTACAAAAGTGGCTAGATAAAAAAGATTGGACTATTATGGCTACTAAACCATACAAGTTGGATAGGTCATCGATGCACTTTCTAGCAAGTGATGATCAAGGGAATGATCGTGAAGGCATTCTCATGAAATATCCAAACGAAAAAGGACAGTATGTTGTGGTGTTTAACACTGTACCTAATCGTAAAGACTGGATTAATGCTATGATTGAGTCTGATGGGCTTGATGAGACTCGTAACCCAATTAAAATGTTCCGTCGTAGAGGGCATGAAGCCCAAACAGACATAAGCTATAGTAAAGGTGTTTTTGAAATATGGTACGATGAAAAAGGATCAGAGTACCCATCAATGGATAAAGATCCAGAGGGTAAAACCTTTGCGGATAAAACAAATGATCCTCGTAAATTAGTGAGGTATGCTAAAGCAGCATTCAAACCTGGTCAAGAGATATATGTGTCGAATTATGGGCGCAATTATGATTCGGCGTACAAAGCTGGCGTTGAAGCACTAAAGAATGCAGGATTTAATGTAAAAGCAGATATGCCAAAATGAAATCGTTTAAGCAACACAGAGAAGACTCGATCGACTGTAAATGTGAAGCTATATATGAAGAGCTAGTCGTAGAAAAAGCAGAGTACCAAGGAAGAGAAGTCAAGTTAAACGACCCCTTTAGAACACCGAAGGGACCAAAGAAGTTCTCTGTCTACGTTAAGAATGATAAAGGAAATGTCGTAAAGGTCAACTTTGGTGATCCAAATTCTGAGATCAAAAGAGACGACCCTGAGAGAAGAAAGAGTTTTCGTGCTAGGCACAACTGTGACGATCCTGGTCCAAAGTGGAAGGCTCGGTACTGGAGCTGTTACCAATGGAGAGCAGGAGCTGAAGTAGACGATTGACAGAACGCGAGAGGGAAACGATAAAGCAAGCTATACGCTCACCTGAGTCGTGCAGGTAACCACTAAACTGCGTCATACCAACCAAATGACGTGAAGTGTCGACACGACCCTCTCCTCCCCGATTCTCCTTTATATAAATAGTGATGGGTGCAAAACCATTCACTAAAGGAGAACATTGTGAGTATAATCTTACAAGCGGTCCCTTTGTCATTTGTATATGAGAAATTCAGCGGTACATTAACCCTTAAATTATTGTAGTTAGTCGTGGAATGCGTCTGCTCTGACGTGACGGCTGCTCATTATTATTTTACATTTCTAGTTGTATTTACTGTGATGGAAAGGTATACTATCCGTCATAAACTTATTCATGCTCGAAAATTGGTGCCCATATTCAATGGCTGGAACGAAAAAGACAACGGAAATGCTGAGAGATCTCGTCAAGAAGAGATGCGGCAGCGTGAATTTTATAAGGATGAAAAGAAAAAATTACTTGACAAAGGTATTATAAGTAGGTTATAATTACTAAGTGATGTGAGGGAGGTAGTCATGAAAAAAGTCATTGAACACCAAATTGAAATGCTGAAAGGTCACATTAAAGTTTATGAGCAGCGAGGAAATCAAGCTGCGATTGAACATGCCCAAAAATTAATTCGAGAGTATGAAGAGCAACTGAAAAAGTTCAAGTGAGAGATATCATGAATTTTCCTGAGCTAGAAAAAAATATCCATTCCTGTTGGAATATCCTAAGCGAAATAGAAGAAGTTCGTCGAGGCTTGTCTGAAGACAATCCCGTAATAGACGCGCTAGTCGACATCTGCGACGAATACAACGCAAAATTTGAAACGCTGTATAGCACGTTTGAAGCAGCGCTTTTCGATACCTTGTCCACACTAAGTTCTGAAGAGCTTGATAGACCAGTCCAGACCATCGATTTATCGGAAGAAAGACACGTTACAAGTTGGCATCCTAAGGAATATTGGAGCTAGTTTTAATAACAAAATAGTTTTAAAAACTCCTTTACTTTTTATGTTAGATGAGCGATAATAT